TTGGTAATGCAAACACAAAACTAGTTGCAAACTTTAACGGTAACAATGCTTCTACAACATTCTTAGACACAAACTTAATTGCACAAGATATTAGAACATCTGCAGGTGCAACAGCAACATCATTCACTCTTGTTGATTACACAGACTTTGGTGCTGAAGTAAGATCGATAGCATCTGCTTCTATCTACGGAAGATTTGGAGTTAAAGGTGACGGTGTTGGTGTAAAAATGTATTTGATCAGTCACAACTTTGCGTACATTGGAAATGATTATGAAGTAGACAACGATGCCGCAACAGTAATTCAAGCAAACGAAGTAGTTGCAAACAATGGGGCAAAAATATTTTATAGTTCAGTTGACCACAGAGGAGACTTTAGAGTTGGTGATCAATTTAGTGTAAATCAACAAACTGGACAGGTAAGTTTCACAAGTGCAGACTTGAACATAGATGTTGATTCAACATTAACATTTACTACAGGTTCAGATGTTACAACAATTTCAGGAAGTGAAATACAATCAGGAAATGTTAAAATAAGTGGTAATACGATTACAACTACTTCAGGAAATTTAAATTTCGATTCATTTACAGACACAGTTGCTTTTAGTGACAATGTTAACATCACAGGTAATTTAGATGTTGGCGGTGATATAACAATTGGTGGTAACGTAACTATTGGTGACCAAACAACGGACAATATTACAATATCGGCTGGTATCGCATCTGATTTAATTCCAGCAACAAACAATTTGTACAATATTGGTTCTTCAACAAAAAATTGGAACACACTTTTTGCGAACGAGGCAATAGTTGACAGTGTAAGAATTACAGGAAATAAAATTGAGTCAATAGACACAAATGCAGATTTAGATTTAAGAACAAGCGGCACAGGAAACGTAACACTTGAAAACTTTACAGCATCAGGTGATACAATTACTAACACGACTGGAGACTTCATAGTAAATCCAGCAAGTTCAGTGTTTAAAGTTTCAGGTACTGGTTCAATTAGAATACCATCTGGTAACACAGCACAGAGACCAGGCTCTCCAGTAGCGGGTATGATGAGATTTAATACTCAAACAAATGTATTTGAGGGTTACAATGGATCTAATTGGATAGCACTTACTGGTGTTTATGACCTTGACCAAGACACTTACATCACAGCAGAACTTACGCCGGGCAATGATGACGATACTATAAGATTTTATGCGGCAAATAGTTTGGTAGCAAGTGTAAATGCAACTAGATTTGACGTTACAAAATTGGTGGTTGACAATATAGAAATTAGTGGAAATACACTTACGACCACTGGAGCCGACCAGGATTTGATCTTAAACGCCAATGGAAATGGTAGTATTAGGATTGAAGACTTCAGATTCCAAGGAAATACGATAACTAATACTATATCGGCTCCAATTAAGTTAAAAACTACTGGAACTGGGTATATTGATGTATCAGACGCTGGTGGATTTGTTATTCCGGTTGGATCAACAATTGATAGACCAGCAACTGGCTTGTTAGGTATGATTAGATACAATACCAACGATGAGCGGGTTGAATTATATGATGGCGTCCAATGGGGATCAATTGCAGGATCTTCAGGTGCAGTAAGTATAATTGATGCAACAGAAATAGCCGTACAAATGGCGGTAACATTAGGATAGAACAAAAATGGCAACGACCTTTAGAAACAATGTAACAAAAAACGTAGGCACAGTGCCTAACTCTGTTTACACAGCAGGTAATGGAATTTACACAACTGTGGTTGGAATGGTTTTAGCAAACTTAACAGAATCAGTTGTAAAAGCAAGTGTAACTCTAACTGCTACTCCAGATTCAGTAACAGGATTTATAGTAAAAGACGTTTTGATTGCACCTAACTCAAGTTTACGTGTGTTAAACTCGGGAGAAAAATTAATTGTTGCAAGTCAAAACAGTTTGAACGTACAAGCAAATATTAACGACTCACTTGATTGTGTGTTAAGTTATGTGGAGATAAGTTAAGATGTCAAATACGGTTGGACAGGATACAGTTGTTTATTTAGAAAATGGTATAAAGTCGAGATACTTCTATGGACTAAGAAGAACAGACGAAGGAACTTTATACATTGGAAAAGTCGACCAACTACAAGCAAACGATCCTGTAACGGTTAACGTTCCAGGTGCTATTGTTGACAACTATGAAGGATTTGACCAAGGTGAAGATTTTTACGAAGGAAGAGATTTAAATCACGCTAAACCATTTAAAAATTTAAAATACGAACAATTTAGATGGGACGATGTAAATTTAAATTATTACATCAACAGCGAAGGAGAATTTGTTGTTCGATTAAACAGTAAAGTTGGAGACGGAACTATCACGTATCCACAAACTGATGAAACCTTAATAGCACAACCAAGTGTGTTTACTATGGACAAGAACACAATTAAATTTGATAGTAACGAAATAACATTCGATAGAACGTAAACGTGGGAGGATACGAAGAATGACGCGACAACTAATTAACACCGGTACTTTACCTAACGATGGTCAGGGTGACTCGTTACGTGATGCTGGTACAAAACTAAATTCCAATTTCAATGAGGTGTATACTGCCCTTGGAAATGGAACGACTTTAACAGTCGTACAAAATAATTTATTCAACGCAACAGGTGCCAACAAAATTGCATTTTTATATAATGCACTTTCCGATTTGCCTAATGCTACAACCTATCATGGTATGTTCGCCCACGTACATACTGAAGGTGCGGCATACTACGCTCACGCAGGCAACTGGGTTAAACTTCTTGACGCTAACAAGTCGATTGACCTTCTATCGGATGTAGACACTTCATCAGCGGCTCCAACAAATGGACAAGCATTAGTTTGGGACGCAGGTGGTTCTAAATGGAAACCTGGAACAGTATCCGGCGGTGGAGGCGGTGGTGGTACCACTTTATTCACAGGACTGACTGATACTCCAAGTTCATTCAGTGGATACGCAAATGGTTTCTTAAGAGTTAATACCGCGGCAGATGGTTTAGAACTTGTAACAAGTTTTGGAATTGATACATTAACAGATGTTGACACAACAACTTCGGCTCCAGTAGCAGGACAAGTTTTAAAATGGAGTGGTACAAAATGGCAACCGGCGGCTGATGCAACATCAGGTGGTGGTTCAGCAGATGCTACAACTTTAGATGGTTTAGATAGTACATACTTCTTAAACTATAACAACTTGAACAACAAACCTACAATCGCAACTGCATTTACAGGCTTAACAGATACTCCTGCAAACTTCACAGGTGCGGCAGGTAGATTTGTTAAAGTGAACGCAGGCGGAACAGCATTAGAATTTGTGACTTCATCAGCGGCTTCAACAGCATTCAATGATTTAACTGACGTTACGGCATCAGGTGCGGCACAAGGTGATGTAGTTTACTACAACGGAACTGCATGGGTGTTGCAAAATGGTCCGGTGACTAGATGGACACTGGGAGCAAACGGTTCATCAGATTACACATTTAGTGGTCCTGGTTTTCCAACAACAACCAATGATCCGGTACTATATTTGAATAGAGGACACACTTACATTTTTGTAAATGGAGGAGGCTCGACGCATCCATTTGAAATCAGAGTTTCAAACAATGGAAGTGCTTACACTTCAGGAGTAAGTGGATCACAATCAGGAACACAGGTGTTCACTGTACCAATGAATGCGCCAAGCACATTGTATTATCAATGTACATCGCATGGTGGTATGGGTAACACAATTAATATTGTAACGTAAGGATTATAATGGCACAAGTTTTTGGAGTAGGCATAGACGAATTACAGAAAACACTTGGTAACAACAGGTATTTCTATGGTTTACGCAGAACTTCGGATGGAACAATTTACATGGTAAAAGCAGATTTGCTTGAACTAGAAGATGGTGTCGAATTGAATAGACCAGGAAACATTAATGAAAATTATAACAACTGGTCACGTGGAGAGGATTTCTTCGAAGGTAGAGATACTCAACACAAACTTGTTTATAAAAACCTTGTTTATGAACAGTACAAATGGGACGGAAGAAACCTATTTTACTATGTGAATAAAGATGGTGAATTGGTATTAAAAGTTAACGAGGCACAGACGTACACAGGTTACGTTGAACCTTATAGTAGTTAGAGGAAATAAATAGTATTAAGGAATTAATCAATGGCAGATTTTCGAATAGATAGGATACGTTTTAAATTTAGAGGTGACTGGTCAGCAGGCACTCTTTATGTGAAAGATGACGTCCTAAGATTCGGTGCAAAAGTTTATGTTTGCGTTGAAGTACACACATCAGATTCAAATTTTTACAACGATTTAAACGCAACAACTCCTAGATGGACACAAATGATGGATGGTCAAAGTTGGACCGGCGCATGGGCACCATCTACGTTTTACAAAATA